ATGGACATTTGGATTCCATCGCCGTTTAAATTCTTTGACCTTGCCTTGCCACCGACCGTTCCAGCTCTCGAACGTCTAAAACTGGTGTCATCGCTAATAATACTTTTACCAATAAACATTGTGAAAGCATTCTGTATTGGTTCTTTTTTCATATAGCAAGCCATAAGTTGAGTGTAATTAATCCGCAAGTGACAAGCCCGACTGCAAACAGAATTACCGCCACAACCGATAGTTTTACTAAAACATTGCGCCAGCGCTGTGGGCTTTGATGTTGATAATTAATGTATGGCTCTGCATCAATCGGTATTTGACTTGCCCTAACTCGTCGTTGTAGCCAAGCATTTGTTCTTCTAATTTCTTTTCTGCGCTCATGTCTTTCTCCTTGGGTATTTATAAAAAACGTGGAAACCAATTACCTCTGTCATTTCCAACCGGCTCGCCCAGCGAGGGTAGACAGCTAGGGTATGGTAGTGCGTTGACTTTCTTGTGTTGTCCTTCAACCTACCTGCAATTGCCTTAGCCACTACCCGCTGCACTTTCGGCGTGTACGCCACCAACCTTGGGTTCCGCGCTCTGTAATCGTTTGCCCAACTAACTGCTTGCTTTGATAAACAACTTTGCAGATAGAATTAGGCCAGCGCTTACTTGCGACCCTGTTTAAGACCACCGAGGCCACAGCTCTGATGCCAGCCAGGCTCTCTCCCCTTGCCTCATAGTGCAAATTATCAGCCAGACACTTGGCTTGTGGCGAGTACGGCACAGCCAACGCCAATGTCGGCAGCATCAACAAAGCCAGTAGCAGCTTAAGCACTGCCTCTCGCCCTGATTGCAACTCGTTTCATCATGTGTTCTTCCCCTTTAGTTTGATTTCGACTTGTCTTACAAAATCCATCAAAATTGCTGTTGAATGGTTGATTGGTTTTCCGTACCTATGGTTGATAAATTCTTCTTCCTCAAGTACTTCCGTATCAGTCAGCCCAACCCAAGGTTTGTTGATGTTGTCGTGTTGACTCATGTTGTGGTCACCGCTCATGTGTTCTTCTCCTTATCATTTATAACTTTTTGCCTTCTTTGACCTCAGTACATCGCGGACAATCCGCTGCGACCTGTCTAACTCACCCACCGTCACGATTTCTAATTGCTCGTCGTGTAATTGCATTGCCTCGTCCAATGTTTGCATCTCAGCACCCTTCAAGATGTAGTGGTCTGCCCTCATACCGCGTTTGCAGACCTCTAGAAGGGCGTCTAAGCCATTTTTTGCAACAAAAGCATACTCAGTACCGAATCCCATCAAAACAAGCGCCTCGCACGTGTTTAGAGCGCTTATCAGTACATCCAGCTCTTTTCGTCTTGCCTCACCTTTGACAAGCATTGCCAGGGCATTGTGGTTCTTCAACTTCAGGGTCAACAGAGAGCCTTCGTGCTTTGCAACCGGTGTGATGCTTTCAATCACAAAAGCCAGTGGGTTAATTAACACGGGTTTGGGTTTGTATTTGGTTGTTTTTTCATACTGTTCCTCTGTAATCTCACTACAATGTACAACGCTTGGTTGATTATGAATACAGGGTAATCCCTACCTTCACGCACCAAATCAAGTATTTTTCTTGCTTGGTAGCAGTTCATTGCAAAGCCTCTTTAGCAAAGCGTATGCTTGTTGGGTTTGTCTTTTTCCCATCTGCATAGCCTTGCAATATTCGCTTCGCCCAAGCCTTGTGGTCAACCGGCAAGGCTTTAGCAACCAATTGCTTTAGGTCTTGCAACTTTGACAGCTCACGAGCCAAACGCTCTGGGTCTGCTTTTGGCTCTGGCAACCTTGGTGCTTCAGGTGCAGGTGAACGTCGGCACAGGTTTCTAAACTCAATGATGTTGGGCGCTCGCTCTGGCAGGTTTTCCAAAGCCCATGCCAACACTTCAAGCCGCCCACCGTAACCGCTTAACTCGTGTGCCCATGCTGTCTTTACATCAGAAAGTGGAACGTCAGACCACTGGCGTGACCATGCCGAACCATAAGTTGCGGCCAGGCGTTCAAAAAGCCTGTCAATTGCTTTGATTGATATACTCATTTCAACTCCAATACGCTAGTGTCAACGTCAATAAAAGATTGTGATTCTGTTGGCCACTGCCTGCCGGTCATTTCCTCCCAACGCTTTTGCTTTGCGAGCTGGTCACGCTCGGCAAAACTTAGGGTCTGTGCCTGGCTGATTGACTTCTTTGCCACCCATATAGCCTTAAAAGACTTCCAGCCACGTATCACTGTTTCAGACAATGCATCTTCCAAAGTCCAGCCAGCCTTATCGGCTTCTTTTTGTATTCCAGCAACAACCAATTTGCTGACTGTCTCCTTTTTGCGTTTGCGGTGAGCAACAAATTCATCCCAAACTGACTGTGATACGCCGTCAGGCGGTGCAACGCTAGTTGCTGTCTTATCTTTTATTATTGGTTCTTTGGTTATTAGGTTATTAGGTTCTTGGTTAGCATCCAAAACAGGTTCGTTCGCAGTGCGTTCGTTATGCGTTCGCATAGCCTTCGCATTGCTCCACCTTGCGTTTGCACTGCCTCTGGCCTTTTCACTCTTTTGCTTGTAGCCATCAATCTCTCGGTCGCAGCGGTTGTGATGCCACTTGTCTACAGACTTATCAAAAAAATGCTTTAAGAGCAATCGCACTGTTTTTTCATCCGAACGCACTGCGAACGCAATGCTTTCTGGGTCATCATCGAACGGCGTTTCGTCTGTGTAATAAATCCACATCATCCGTAGGTATGTGGCTAGCTGGTGGTCATCAAGGTTGGCCGTATCCTTAATGAAGTCTCCAATATGATGTTGGTAGTAAAACATTAGGCGTCTCCAACTGCTTCAGTGTCAACTGGCTTGTCTTTATAAACGCCACGAAATGCTTCGTTTACAAGAAACTTTTCTTGTTCAACAATTATCCCAAACTGGTTGGCCGATAACCAAATTTCAACATCCTCGCCTTTATCGTTAGTTTGTGAAATCCTTATAAAACCATCTCCGTTGCCATAAACTTCTGTCTCAATCTCAGCCCTTAAAAACAAGCCCATGTCTAACTCCAAAAAGAAAACCCCTGAACTCCAGTGGTACGAGCACCGGAAATTCAGGGGTCAGCCTGTGAAGGCTTATGGGTATCTGCGTCTCGTACACGCAACTCATAAACCGTCTCAAAATAAATTATAACGCTTTTTTTCGTTTCTTATTAGTCATTTCCGCCTGGCGGGTAAAGCTCTGAAATTAGTTTGTATCGCGCAGTTGTCGCGTCAGCAATGACAGCGTGTAGCCAGTGTATAGCCTCCTCGTCCGTTGTGGGCTTGCGGCTTAGTAGTGCCTCAAGGTCTTCAATGTAGTTTTCTAATGTATTCATGCTCAATTGTGAGCGCGGAAAAGTATTTTCGTAAATAGGGGTAAACACCTAGATAAAACGTGTTTTTCTGCGTTAAAATAACCTCGTCAGCAACACAAACAGGAGAAAGCAAAATGAAACAACTTTACTCAGTAAACCACCAAGGCGCTGAAAAAATAGCGTCTTTGGTCAGCAAGCTCAGTGACGCGTACATTGACGCAATGCTTGAGCTGGAGGAAGCAATGGAGTCTGGCAATCAGACAACAATTTTAATCAACGGCCAGGAGTTGACTCTTGGCGCAGAAGATTTTGACGAAATTAAAATCGCATACTAGGAGAAATCAAATGAAGCAAATTGCCAAGGCTTTTGTAGCCGCCAAACGTGCCTTTAGTCCTGCATTAAAGGATAAAACAAACCCGCACTTCCGCACCAAATACGCTGACTTAGGCGCTTGCTTAGATGCTGTTAACGATGCTTTGCTAGACCAAAACATCGCGCTCTACCAAGAAACGAGCGAAGACAGCACCGGCGTGACAGTTGAGACTGTTTTCTTGCATGAATCAGGCGAGACTTTTCGCGGAGGCAAACTACACGTACCGGCTAGCAAGCAAGACCCGCAGGGTTACGGCTCGGCACTTACATATGCCAGACGCTACTCAGTTATGGCGGCTTGCGGCATAGCGGCAGAGGATGACGATGGTAATGCGGCAGCCAAGGCGAAAGCAGCAGCGGAAGCAAAGGCAGCAGCAGAAGCAAAGGCAGTGGCTGATGCAAAGTTGGCTCGCAAATCTGTAAATCAAATCAGCGAGCAAAACCTGAATTTAGCGCTCAACAGCGTTGCACACGCCCAAACGCTTGATGACCTGAAGAACGTTTACACCGAGGCAATCAAGTTTTGTGGCGCAGACGATGCAGCCAAGGCTCACGTTATTGCGTCAAAGAACCAACGCAAAGAGGAGTTGTCAGCATGAGCGAACAAGGCACAAAAGAATGGTTTGCGAACCGCATAGGCCAAGTTACCGCCAGCCGTGTAGCTGACCTCATGGCTAAAACCAAGTCGGGTCACGCGGCCAGCCGCGACAACTACATGGCGCAATTAGTGTGTGAGTTAGTTACCGGCCAGCGCGAGGAGTCTTACAGCAACGCATCGATGGCATGGGGTAATGAGCAAGAACCTTTTGCACGCGCAGCATACGAGGCTAAGGCGAACGTTTTGGTTGACGAAGTAGGGTTCATACTCCATCCGACAATTGCAGGCTGTGGAGCTTCACCTGATGGCTTGGTGGGTGACAGTGGCTTGGTTGAGATTAAATGCCCAAACACCAACACCGCACTAGAGGCTTGGTTGAAGTGGGCGGACGACAAGAATCCGGTAGCTAGCAAGTACAACACCCAAATGCAAATGCAGATGGCGTGTACTAGCCGAAAGTGGTGCGACTACGTTATCTATGACCCTCGAATGCCTGAAAAAGCTCAGTTGTTGGTGGTGCGCGTAGGCCGTGACGATGCTTTTATTGCAGAGATGGAACTGGAAATAACACGGTTTATTGAGGAGTTAAACAAAAAAGTAATCAAGCTAAAGGCGGCAATGGAGGCGTTATGACTGCAATTTATCAAATCCAAAAATATTTAATGTCTGGCAAGTCAATAACATCGTTGCAGGCTTTAAATAAATACGGCTGTTTTAGACTGGCTGCTGCGATTCATAAGTTACGCAAAAATGGAATGTCAATAAAGACAGAATACGTCACACAAAACGGCAAAACGCTTGCAAAATATTTTTAACCACCAAGGAATAATCAAATGGCATATGAACAACGCGACAACTCAGGCTCACTTTTCAAAAATGACCGCAAAGAAAAGAAACCACCCAGACTACAAAGGCGGATGCATGGTCGGTGGCGTTGAAATGTGGATGAGTGCATGGCTAAAGACTGGTGCAAACGGCACGAAGTTTATGTCGTTCAGCTTCCAGCCCAAAGACCAGCAACAAGCGCAAGCACGCCAAACACTACCACGTCAAACATCACAAGCAGAAACAATGCTTGATGATGATTTGCCTTTTTAAAGGGTAGACATGTGGCCTTACATATTTGTTGGCTGGATAATATCCGCGTGGCTCACGCATATCATCACCTGCCTGCTGGATGGCTCGTGGGGCTTTCTAATAGCGGGTGCGCTGTTGTTCCCAATCGCTTGGGTACACGGCACGCTAATCTGGTTTCAATAGGAGTAAATAATGGAAAAAGAACTTAAAGAGTACGTCAGCTTGCGCGTACCAAAGCCACTGCACACCAAACTGGTTTCCCTGGCAAAGCAAAATGAGCGCTCGTTGACTGCGCAAATCGTGTTTTTGCTCAAAAAAGCAATAGGGTAAACACCTAGAAAAACAGCTTAATAAACCTCCTGTTTATCCTGCATTTGTGTGTAAAATAAATACAGGACAAACAAAAAGGAGAAAGCAAAATGGACTTTGATAGTCAAGACGAATACGAGGAATACCTAGAGGCTCGTCAAGAGCGTGACGACTGGGAAAGTGAGCAACATGACGTTGAGAAAGACAGAAATGAATAATTTACTAAAAACACTAGGTGTAGGCTCATGGTTTGAGCTGGGTGCAGTGGTCGCGATAGCCGTTACTATTGCGGGTTTGATTGTTTTGGAGTTGAGCAAATGAGTACCAATGGAAATGTAAACACGCACCGCTACACGGGCGACTTTAAATCCACGCTTGAGCCACGGGACTTTAGCTCAACTCCTGTTCGAGCGGGTAGCGAGGAAAACTTGGCGTTTCCATCTCGCGTTGGTAGGTGGTTGTTTTATCGCGATGGCCGAAAGGTGCTTGTAAAATGATTTACAACACAGGAAAAGTGCGGATTGGCCTGCACTACACGCAACCAGTACGACCTGCGGATATTGGCCGTGACATGATGCTCTTGCAGACAGCGTTATTGGCCAAACCAAAGACGCTGTGGCAACGCATTGCCCGCTGGCTGGAAATGAATTTATGAACTGCCCGGAATGCGGGGCTTGGGCGGCTGTTAAAGAGACGAGACAGCGCCCGAACAACGAAACATACAGACGCTATGAGTGCGCGAACTTGCACAGATTCACAACGCTAGAGGAATTTAAAAGGCTGATACGTTCCACAACTCGCCCCGCCACTCAACACAATCAGGGTTTTTGTCGTTAACCATGCAAATTTCTGGAGAAATTAGACTGCCGTCACGCAAATTTAAAACAGCAAACCCAGCTCGCCAAT